ATGTTAGCCAGTGGCTTTTTTCCGAATTTCTGCATTTTTCTTGATTTCGCGCCCGGTCTTGGATACGGCTCAGGCGGTCTCGACCGCTTGTGGCTTATCGCCTGCCTTAGCAGCGCATTTGTAACTGCAAGCTGGTCGTAAATATCTGCCAAAATAAAATTGGTCTTCAGCGTGACAGACCAGTCTGCTAATTCCGGGTTGAGTTTTCTGTACAATGCGGAGTCGGGCCGGATGTACGATAAAAAAGATTTAAGGGCATCCCAAGAAAGGGACGCCCCGACATCTTCCAGCGTGTATCCGGTCTGCATCAGGTCGCTCTCAATCGCCTCACGGTGTTTCTCAACGAAATTCGTGAGGCCGATCATTCCCCCATACCGTTCTGATATTTGGCATACGCACCAAATATTTCCATGTATTCGTAATCGCTAATCTCAGCGTCCGCTATCTCAGGGCAATTCTCAAGCACAAATTCCTTGGCAGCCTTAAAAGTATCGACCGTATCCATCTCTTGGAATTTCTGAAATGCAACTACTTGATCGATTGAGAGTTTGGTGACAGGCGGAAGTGAATACACTTTTTTGTTACCTTCAATGCTAAAGGTAAAAACCTTCTTCTTTTTCAATGTGAAATCAGCCATGAATGCCTCCTCTCAGAAAAATATCATGAACTCTTCTGACCGTTGTCCTTTACGAAAGTCCATCTATCGGCAGTTACTGTTGCAGTCCAAGTGATCGCCGCGTCTGGCTGGAACGCAACTTCGCCAAGCTCCGAAATATAGCCCTTCGTTGTGCCGAACATAATCGTATCGTCATCATCTTTCATAATGAACAGATACGCCTCTGCTTCCGGAACGGAATTTGTCGTAATGTCAACATTTACCAGTTTGCCATGCTGTGCAGTAGCAGCCTGAACAGTTACATTGTTTGCACCAAAAATAGTCTTGAGGGATTCTTCCGTAGTGCTGATGACGGGAACGCTCATGGTTGCACTATCGGTGCCGGGGATCATTCTCTCGATCTGGTTCGCCCAGTTCCTGAGATTATCGTAGCTTTTGTTCGGGTTAAATGAAATTCCATCAGCGGCAACAGCACCGACTTCCTCCCAAGCCTGCGCAAGCGTATCGTCTTTATGTGCCGGAAGAGCAGTGCCAGCCGGCGCATGATAAAACATTCCTGTTACACCGTCTTCGGCGTAGTTACCAACGCCAAGATTTACATCATGTGTAGCCATCTTTATACCTCCATAGTAGTCTGGTGCGCCGTCACCTCAAGGGTAGCGGAGCACATAGAAAGATCCGGCCTCACAGGATCCTCGCCCCATGAGCCGGATGAATTTACTTCAACATATCGTAGAGCTGTCTTCTGCAACGCCGCCTGCTTTTTCAGGATGCCAATCGCAACGCGCAGATACTCATCCGCCGCTTCCTCAGTCTTGGCACGCGAATCAAGTACAACACGGTGCGCGTCGATGGTATCCGCATCACTTCCGCCAACCTTGCTCACAAGGATACACGGCACACTGAAGTTTTTCGGCAGAGGCCTGCAATACGCCGTCAAATAATCGGACAAAGCCTTTCTGACTTCATCTTCAATATCAATAGATATATCAATTCTCATATTGACCCCGTTAATGCTTTATCTTCTGACTCTGCTTTTCTTGCGGCGCTGTCTGTTGCTTTTACAAACCATTCAACACGATTAGAGCGGAAACGATTGGCTATCTCACCGTGAATTTCAAAGCCGTTTCCGCCAAAACGGTTTTTTGCGTTCGCCGCAGACTGTATCCTGACCGCCTGTTCACGGCAGACCTCGTCAGCGCCCGGACTGCACAGAATTTCTTCAAAGCCTTCATGTTTCCAAGTGATCCGCATCGCCATCAGCCGCACCACCTTTGCAGATTGACCTGAACGTGTGACGCCCTGCCTGTTGCGGACTTCCAGACGCGAGGCGAGCCGTTAATCGTGTAAACGTTTCCGTTAAACTCGATGCGGTCGCCCTCACGCACGTCCGTTCCAGGCGGCATATAGCAGGTGTCTCCGTCAAAGATCCCAAGCACTCGTCCGTCCTGAGACAGGGTTGACGCCGCAGGCTGAAACGAACAGCCGGAGACATCTTTCTCCCATGTGTTCGTCCAGTCGGGAACTTCCGAACCACGTTCAATTTTCGTTCCGGGTCTGATGATCGTCACGGTCTGGTTTGCCCAAGATGGAACCATTCAGAACACCCCCTGTAAACGGTACGGCGCAAGCACCTCTTTGTTGTCGTCCGGGAGCGCAGTGGCACGGCTGTTATTGATCCATGCGGCGTTGTATGTGATGGAGACGCCGCCTGCCGTCTCGCTTGTCACGCCATTTGACGATACAAGTGCGTGGGTCACCCTGTGCGCCATCAGCTCACGGACGGCATTCATCAGGGCGTCCGGCAGGCCTGCAACGTAGTCGATCACGACCTCGGAATAACGTTTGAGGCTATGATCATGTATGTCATAAATCCTAAGCGTGCCGTTAATTTCAAACGTGAATTCATAAGCCGCGCCATTTACCGTGACAGACGTGACTGCCGTGACGTACTTTGCCGGAAGCTGAACCAGAAGGTCGCATCCGACAAAAGTCACTCGTCTGTCCTGCATGGTCATGGTCAGCTTGCAGGCTTCTGACGGATATAGATGCCACCCGACATAGTTGCGGATTGCCGTACTTGCCGCCGCAAGCTCCCTCGGTATGCGAACATCCCCGGAATATTTATCCGCGGTGAAAAGGTTGAAATTCACGACGTCAAGCAGTTCCGGCATCGTCTCCGCTTCCGTCAGCTCATATCCCCAGAGGGTTTTCATTTTTCCTTCACCGCCTTACGCGCCTTGTTGGCAGGTTTCACAGCCTTTTCAGACGGTTCGACCATCCTTTTGATTTCAACGGCACCATTCGGCTGTTCGCCTTCTTCATACTGGTATTCTTTGCCGTTTACGATATAGTGCTTCAGCATCGGTTTCACCGCCTTTCATAAGAACGGGAGAGCTTAAAGCACTCCCTGATCTCTACACCCTTCTCAGGTCGTTGCCTTCGTCAGAACCTTGAATCCCGCCGGGCGACGGACTGCCAACGCCAGACGCTCTTCAGCGCGGATCGTCATCAGGTTCTTCACAAAGTCATCTTCGTTGCTATTGGTAGCCTCGACAGAGACGCCGCCCTTGCTGACGACAGAGCCGCAGGTCTTAAACGCGCCAACGACGAACTTCTTCGCCGCAATCGCGGTAGTCACGCACACCGGGATACCCCACAGATTCGGAACGTTCTGAGCGCCGAAGGGGCCACCACCGAAGTACTCATTGTTGGTCATCTTGAGCGTACGAAGAAGGAACCAGTCAGCGGGGTTCAGCGCGATTGCATCAGCTGCAAAGCCAGACTGCTCCTGCACGTCCATTGCCGCCTGCAGAATTGCTTCGGCGACCTCAAGATAAGTTGCCGCTGCTGTGATGTTGCCGGTCTGAATGCCGGAAGTGCCGAGCAGATCAGCGACCAGTTCGCTCTGCTCCTTCAGGCCCAGAGCGTAGAGCAGTCTCCCGTTGATTGCAGATGCGAGGAACGGGTAATCCGAAATGTATTCATCGGACTCCTTAATGAATTCCGTGATTTTCTTCAGGCTTACGGTCTTCGGAGTCGGATCCGCGAAGTGCACCTGCGCTTTCTTGTTACCTTCTGTGGTCACCGCCGGAGCGCCTTCCATGGCACCCTCAACGAGATAAACCAGAGTATTGCCGGAAATGGTCTCGGAACCGAACAGGTCACGGATGACGAGCGGTGTGCGCGGTGCGGTTACGACATTACGGTCATATGTCGTGGCGTACGGCTCGATTCCGGTCGGACGAACCTGGATGTCAGATGCGGCCTTAAATGTCGGCGCGATCAGGTTGAAGCGCTTGCCCGGCTGCGCGGATTTTACAAGGTTCACAAAGTTTTCCCCGAGGCTGTTCGCCGTCTTGACTTCAGGCATATTGCCATCCTCCTTTTCTTTGGTGCCGATCGCATTCAGCAGCGCAGCTTTCTTCTCTGCCTGATCGATCTCAGCGGTTTTCGTTTCGATTTCGGCCTGAAGCTTCTCGCCTTCCGCGATTGCTTCGGCGTCATTGGCTTCGATGCGCTCTTTCAGCGCGTTGCGGCGTTCTTTTAATTCCGCAAGCTGTTCTTTAAGAGTCATGATTGACCTCCTTTAAGTCGTTGTTAATTGCATCCAGAAGTTTCTGTCTCCGTGCATTGTCAACCGTCTGATCCTTTGCCTCGATCTCGGCATTGTCTTTCGGCTGATCCTTTGCAGAATCATCGGCTTCTATATCTTCATCCTCGTCTTCCAGTAACTGGTCAACGAGACTTCTGATCTGTTTCAAAATATCCGCATCGGACTTTCTATTGCGCCGCCCGGACTTAATGTCCGTCACCACAGCGTTCTGGTTTGCCGGGATCGGCACAACGCTCACCTCGAAAAGGTCAAGCTTCCGCAGTTCATTTGCCTTGATATCTTCCGCAGGGCCTGCATCCAGAACATCAAAT